TTCTCACCCTTCATCTCCTTTTTGAGGTCAGTCGTAGCCTCACTGCTCTCGCCAGCCGCTTCATGAAGTGCCGCGAGGACACTCCCCGGCTTCACATAATTCCTGGTTTTCTGGAGACTCTCAACTCCATTCTGAATCTTCTCCTGGATATCGTAATACTTGTAAAGAATATCACCAGTCTCCAAAAAATAATTCAGTAAATCATCCTCCTTATCAATCGATTCAATCTCACGAGTCACTTCACGCAGGCGATTCTCCTTCAGGTTCCTTTCAATAATGTTTTCACAAACCTCTATTTCATGGGTTAAGTGTTTTTGCTGTGCTTTTAATGACTCAACTCCCTGTTTCTGTTCCATAAGTTGAGACATTTTCACTTGATGAATTGCATCGAGCGTAGTACGAGCCTCCGGATTAGACCGCTTTGTTGGCCTTATCTTGAAGTAGGGTTCACCCATACTAAATTCTATTGAGTTTTCCTGAATCTGTTTAGGCATTCCAGAATAATTTTTCCTCTTGCGCCAAAATTTTTTTCTAAGTGAAGGTTATAAACTAAAATGACAGGTGGTGGTCTTATGCAGCTCGTCGCCTATGGAGCCCAGGATGTTTACCTCACGGGTAACCCCCAGATCACCTTCTTCAAGGTGGTCTACCGTCGCCACACGAACTTCGCCATGGAGGCCATCGAGAACCCGTGGAACGGCGCCCCCAACTTCGGCAAGCAGGTCACGTGCACGATCCAGCGCAACGGTGACTTAATCTACCGTATGTACCTCCAGGCCACGCTCCCCAGCGTCTCCCTCCTCGCCTCTGACGGCTCAGGTGCCCAGTTCCGCTGGCTCAACTGGGTTGGCCACAACCTCATCGACTGGGTCGAGCTCCAGATCGGCGGCCAGCGCATCGACAAGCACTATGGACAGTGGCTCCACATCTGGAATGAGCTCACCCAGGAGCCTGGCAAGCAGGCCGGCTATGCCAAGATGGTTGGCAACATCCCCCAGCTCACCAACCTCCTTGTTCAGGGCGGCGAGACCTGCGACAACTACTGCTCAGGTGGCGAGCCCAACACGTCCAACGAGGTCCTCAACTGCTCCCCTGAGTACACCCTCTATGTGCCGCTCCAGTTCTGGTTCTGCCGCAACCCTGGTCTTGCGCTCCCGCTCATCGCGCTCCAGTACCACGAGGTCCGTATCAACCTCCAGTTCAACGACCTCACCAACCTCTGCTGGGCGTTCACCCCGCAGGCGTCATCCACCACGGCCATCCAGACCCGTGTTGGCAACAACGGCCTTGTTGCGTGCTCTCTCTATGTTGACTACATCTACCTCGACACGGATGAGCGTCGCAAGTTCGCCCAGGTGTCCCACGAGTACCTCATCGAGGTTCTCCAGTTCACGGGCGGTGAGTCAATCACCTCGAGCTCCAACAAGCTCAAGCTGAACTTCAACCACCCGTGCAAGGAGCTTGTCTGGGTTGTCCAACGCGACTCCTTCACCAGCTGCGACACCAACGTCATCAACCCGTGGAAGGGCCAGCAGCCGTTCAACTTCTCTGACTGGTGGGACCGGTCAGTCCTGGAGTCTGGCTACTCAGTCACCCGCGTTGAGGGCATGGCTGGCGGCAACCCTTGCGTCACGGCGCTCATCCAGCTCAACGGCCACGACCGGTTCCAGGTGCGTGAGGGACGCTACTTCAACGAGGTCCAGCCCTACCAGCACCACACCAACATCCCGTCTGTTGGCATCAACGTCTACTCCTTCGCCCTCCAGCCTGAGCAGCACCAACCGTCTGGCACGTGCAACTTGTCACGCATTGACAACACCACGCTCCTCCTTACGGTCTCCAACAACGCCGTTGGCACTGCCACCTCCTCCACGGTCTACGTCTATGCCACGAACTACAACGTTCTCCGCGTGATGTCTGGCATGGGTGGACTCGCGTACTCAAATTAATACTTTTATGTATTGTTTTCAATATACCTCCGGATTTCATTTTTATAAAGTATTCATTATAGCGTATTAAATTTGATTGATATAAAATCTATTGCTCTTATTTAGAAAATGGCAACAATAGATTTACAAATAACTTCTTATTAAATTTCAAAATCGTCGCAGCAAAATCACTTCCTAAAAGATGCAAGAATAATACCGACAATTGCCATACAACTAAGTAAGACTGCTAATACTGCATACAGATAAAACCACTTCGTGGATGCAACTGAAAATTCTTCGATGGGTGGTAAAGATGGATGCTCTGAATTTTTGCGACAAATTGGACAGAATGGAAATTCAAGATTACTAATGCCCCGTTTTTCGCGAATCCATTGATTCCAGCAAACAGGATGAACATGGAATCGACAGCCACATGTTGTATATTTACTACTCTCTACGAGAGCAGCGCCACTTTCATGAACAAGTTCAAGACAGGCAAAACACTCATTCTCAGGAGTCACCGCAGTGAGTTCTGTAAGTGAAGTGGTGGAAGTTGACGGCTTCATTTGAACTACAATAAAAACAACCATTATAAACTCAAATTTTAGCCTGTACTTATCTTCCGTCGGCGAAGAACAGGACCCTGAATTTCCGTAGGAATATCCATGTCTTCACTACTCATCCAGTTTGCAATTTTAGTTAGACTACCTACGATTCCAAACAAGAAGGCTACCAGCATCGCCTTATACATACTCTGCGTGTGAATCATTAGACTCATAAGAATCTGACAGAAACTACTATCCATGACAATAAGACTCTGTACAAAACCCCAGGCACCCTGTGGAGCACAGAAACACATATAAATATGACTCGACGACCACGCCACAAAACCAATGCCTACTGCAGTGACAAGACCCCAGCCTCCCATTTGCTTACATGTATTGGAACAACACTCCCTTGATGGCATGTACACTTTGACAGTAGTCCGGTCAGCCTTTAGCCTCAAATTTTTTCCAGTGCTCATGTAGGATGGACATTTCAAATATTACAGATTCTCAAGACCTGGTGTTTATCGGAACCGCTGCCGTCTTTGTAGAGTTTGTAATTCTTTTTCTAACTAAATATTCTGGATCTAAGCCTACATTTGGCGTCATCGCACTTAATGATTGGTATGAGCGTTTCGGTTTTTTTGCTGTTGCCGCAGATATTTTTAGTGCAATGATTGGCGTTGTGGGTGCCCGTTTTCTCTATACGTATCTTTTTAAATCCGTGATGGACTGGTCACCACTGTATTTTATATTGTGTGTAGTTCTCTTCCAGGTTTTCCATGACCTCTTCTTCTATTTTACGACAATCAAGGGTCTCCCTCGCGGTCACAATGAAATGATTGATGTTTTCCAGGATTATGCAAAAGAGAATGGTGCAAAGATCCTTGTTGCGGATGCTGCAATTGTAATTGGTACAGCCCTTGGTGCAATGTATCTGAAATCAATTCCGCTCCATTTTGTCTTTATAAGTCTACTTGTTGCTCTCTATGCTCTCTGTTTTATTCTCTTTACTGCGCCTACGCCAACCACGGCTGAGGCCTATCAGGCGTCTACACCTATTCCTAAGGCGCCTCAGGGTCAACAGGCCCCGCCAAAACAGAATTTTCAACAGGATCGTCAACAGGGACTCCTAGACCCTGGAAGTTTTGATCCTCGACAATTACACACTCCGTTCGATTCGCAAGGAGGCTATTAAGAGCGTTAATGCGCCGCTCCAACGCCCCACCACGCTGTTTCTTTGACGCATGTTTCCAATGCCATTCAAACGATAAGGCATCGTGTTTTGTAAACGGTCCTACATAGCAGTGCCGCCGCCATGTCTCTCCTGCGGCCACTTTTGCCCGTGTGGCCCGAGCACCACCCACAATCTCTCCCCTATGCTGACGCAACCGGCGATCTACATCGACAGTTGCACCAATATATGTCGCTCCACCTGAAGACACTAGACAATAACAGTACCAGGGTGCCTCCATTCTAGTAGTCTTAGGCATTTCTCTTTAGAAGTGCCACGCCATTTCTCTCCACATTTTGAAACACTAGCGTAAATCCGTTATTTTGTGCGTGTTCTAGAACTTTATCCGTCTTCATTGTATCTGTATCATCCAGAAAGAGATACTTCGGATTTAATTTACACGCCTCCTGGTAATCGGAAAATCCACAATACTCTCCACCGTCCAGAATGACTACATCTATTGTCTGTCTCACATCAACATGAGGTACCTCCATAAAGGCCCTCTTGTCCGATTCATACCAGAGGTCATAGTGCGGCTTATTCTTCAGGAAAGTCGGATGCGCACGAATCTCTTCGTCGGGCATCATGCTTGTAGCAATGCGACCATTTACAAAATCAACCATCTCACGTCCTGGCCTCGTAGCCCAATTCTCCTTTGCATACTGGAGATTCTCACGATTTGTCTCCAGTGCAAGAATCTTTACAGGTTCATACTCTGGCCGACTCAGTGCACCGAGTACACAACAGAGAGTGGTTCCAAGGCCATTCCAGCAACCCACATCGAGAATTGTATTAATACTCATATCATGCTGTACTAGACCCATAAGAACACGTCCAGCCAGTGTCTCAGGATGAATCTGACCAAGCGTTGCCTTCATATTCGGGGGAGAGGGTTTAGTTTGTAAAAATCCCCGCGCTACCATAAATTCATTGTGATGGTGTGCGTTTATAATATGAACAAAATTATCAGATTCACTTCGAATAAGATATCCATTGGAATCCGTATACTTGTCATAGATATCAAAAAATCCGTATCCATAGGACTGACAATTTGCCGAAATACATTCATTAAAATAGCGTGCATAGTTCTTTCGGTCATCATTTGTTCCGAGAAATGGATACTTAGGATTATTCCAAACGGTGGAATCCACTTCAATTGGTGGGATTACATTGTACACATAGACATTCAGTTTGTTGAAATGTGAGACTATGTCCCGAAGTCCCTCAAAATAGGAATCGACCGTCTTCTTAATAATTGATTGATAGGAAGTCTCTTCCGTCACATATTTATGAATATGACAGCGACAATCAATCTCTCCAAAACAGAAAATAAC